CAAGGCGTGATACTACTTTAGTACTAGCTGTTGTCCAATCATAATTCCAAATTCTGACTGGTCGAGCTAGAAACTGACCCAAATGGTTGCTGTAGGAATCCAAATCCTTCAGCATCGTTTTGGGAATGCCGGTCTCGACGATTTCGTCGACAACGGCCGATTCACGAAATGCTACAGTTTCGTGTTGTTCCATCGTAGATTCTTTGTCCCCGATGGTAGGACCTTCTTCTGTTTTATCTGCAAGTCTATATTACAAGCCGCAGAGCCTGACTCAAGGCCCCCACAATGAAATCGTGTTGCGACAGGGAACGAGGGACGAATACCTTTTACTGCTACTGCTAAGGGTGCGGTTCATCGTCATAGTGAGTAAATACTCATCACCCTATCATGTTTATCCTTCCAATGTACAACATACCTCGATCCATTATCGTACAATGGTGTAACTATAATACATGGCTGATTGGCGGGGGCATCACAGCTTAGCCCATTTCGAAATCGTACTCATTCCAATCTAACGGAGGGACATTTTGTGCCCAATCCGCCTCTTGATTCAAGTACATATTTACGCACTCGTGATATGAGTAAATGCGTATTCCTTGCGTTCGCATCCATTTCACGAGAGGGTTAGCCTCTTGAAAGAACTCAGCAAAGACATCAGGTCCATGCATCATGACTTCCAAGAAAAGCATTTTGTTGAGGGGAGCCGCGCTCCACTCATTGTGTGAAAGCGTGTCATTGTGTACTCCCATAGACACCATCTTCAAGATAGATGGCAATTCTATAGGCGCGAGGATTTTGCCTTGCAACTCACCTTCACCATGTTTCCATCTGCGCTTGCAGATGGATATCTCATCCAATCCCATGTAGTCGTACGCGTCTCCATCCTTCTTAGCAGGAGTCACTTTAACTCCAATTGCCGCGAAGAACGCTTGCAATCTACTGAAGGACCAGAATCTGTCCGATATGAATGAGCTAAAAGAGTTGACATGATCATCTCCCATGGCCCCGAAACGAATGTGTTCATCGAAAAATCCTAATGTGTTGATACTACCATCAGGACTGCGTTG